ATTTTTATCTCGATGAGCTTTCCCATGTTTAGTTGTCTAAGCGAACTATAGGTGTACTGCTTACCGTATCTGTTATGGCTGCTGGGTCAAATGTGGTGGGCGGAGTATCTGCTGTGATAGTTAGCGTTCCACGCATCACCGGTTCAGAGGTAATATCTCCGAGAAGTCCTGCCGTTGTTCCAAATGGGTTTGTTGTTGCTGACCAGAAATAGGTAATTATGTTTGCTGTGCTGTTCGGATTTATCATTACATAGTAAATGCCAGGGACTAATGTCACGGCACTTACTGCTGTCGTTGAGATTGTATTATCGTCACCACCACCAGAGTTTAATGTTGCAGTAGTGACAGAAAATAACTGGGTCTGCCCATCTTCTGTGTACATACTTATGTCAAGCGTTCCCGTTGTGGCAACAGCCGCAACACGAATTGAGATTTTATTCACTACTATTTTGAAGGGGACGATGACTTGTCCTAAGTAAGCTGTTGTATTGGTTGTGACGTTTGTTGCCACAGCGATAGCACCGTCAAAAAGACCATTTGCTCCTGGGATAAGTGTTTTTGCTGTGGGGTATACCTTGTCCGAAGGAACGACAAGCAGCGCACCTGAGCCACCCGTTGTAGTTCCAGCATCAATCTCCGCTTGTGTCGCAATCTCAACGATTCCCTTATTTGTATCACTTGCATTCACATTCCCTCCAGCATCAACGTATGCCTTGACTGCCGCTTGAGTAGCAATCTTGCTATCAGAGTTATTTGAGAGAGTTGTGTCGGTGTCGAGAACAGAGTTCTCTATTTTGTCTGCGTTAAGGTTGGCAAAGTTTTGATTGATGTCTGAACGAGAGGAAGTGATTGAGTCCCCCTCGTTGATTGTGGTGATGGTGCTCATATTAAAACTTAATTATGAAGTTCATGAACATCGTTGGTTGCATATTGTTGTGTGCTGTATCTGAACCTGTAGATGATGATGTGGTTGCTCCTGGCGCCCACGCGGATTGTCCTGCGCCTTCTGCGGCGATTCCGTCTGCTGAAGCGTTGCCAGAAAGTGGTGTAACTGTGTGTGTGTGACTAGGCATTTCAGCAACAGTAAGGGTGTGTGTCTCGGAACCGTAAACGCCACCAATCGAGTCCGCATCGACACTCGTAACCCTGTTTGCTGATGAACCACCCATGTTATCCAATCCAGCGATAGTGCGTCCTCGCAAATCGGGAATGTTAAATGTGGATGCACCATCTCCTACGCCATATGTTGTTCCAATTGCTGTAAATAGGCTTGCGTATGTTGCGCGTGATACTGCTGAACCATCACACACCAACCAAGCAGATGGTGCTGTTGCACCAGCGTATTGCATAATGATTCCAGGAGGAAGTAAGTTCGATGGATTCACGAATAGTCTTGCTCCCGTGCCTCCAGTTGCGGTTCCTGCCGCTACCTCTGCCGCCGTTGCTTCCTCCACAAGACCTTTGACAGTAACTGACGCGTTAGCTGTTCCACCTCCCGTGTCAACGTAAGCCTTCACCGCCTTTTGGGTAGCAATCTTTGCATCACTATCAGCCGTGAGATTCACATCGGTATCAAGCACCGATGTTTCTATCTTGTCGGTGTTGAGTGCATCAAGGTTGTCGTTAATCGTAACGCGTGACGATGCGCCACTCTCTCCTGCTCCTAGTGGTGTGATGGTGCTCATGGCTTGCTTTGATTAGTAATACCGCTAATTGTGTCTGCCCAGGGTGATGATTCTGTCCAGGGAGAACGAGTGATGTTCCAAATTGGTCGCACCGAATCGAGTGATGTATTGCTCATGTATGTCGGCGAATACATCTGCCAAGTGTGGGTGACACTGTCTGCCCATGTGGTGAGCCATTGTGCCCAAGTGAGAACAGCGTAGTTGAGTTTGTCTGCGTTCTCCATCAAACTCACGCACTCCAACCATGTTCGAGTCTCAGAACCCCATGTGGTGGGAATGGTAGACCACAATTCTGATTCTGATGCTTTTGTTTGGTTGGTGATGGACATGTTAGTTATCGAGGCGAAACACTATTGCACGACCAAGTGTGCTACCTGTTACTGCTGGTGTTATAGAGCCAGGTGTTATTGTCGCAGGAGGTGTTCCAGCGGAGATAGCGAGAGTTCCTGTCAAAACTGGCTCAGACGTAACGTCAGATAGTGAGCCAGTTGTCGCTGTGGCAAATGGTGACGCGTTAGTTTCGTATGCGGATAATTGGAGATTGGGAGTGCCTGAGTTTGCATTCGTGAGAATGTAGTAATTTCCAGGGTCAAGCACCACCGCACTCACCGCCGTTGTATAGGGGGTGGTTGAAGATGCGATACTCGCCGTGGTTACGGAGAACAGTTGCGTCTGCCCATTCTCTGAATAGACAGTTATGTCTAGCGTGTCCCCGGTTGATACCGTCTGTGACATCACAGAAATCTTATTTACTGTTATCTTTTCCCTAATACTATAGAGCGTCACTTTTGCTGTAGTTGTGTCTCCGAATGTTGTGTTAGATATAGCACCGTATTTAGCCAGCGGTTCAGGAACAGCAGTAAGAACAGTGGGTGCCTCCACGAGATTGCTGGTAGCGGTCTCCACATACGCCGTAGTAGCCAGTTTCGTGCTGTTATCGTTTGCTGATTGTGTGACTCCGGTTGTTCCGGTGGGCAGAGATGGTGTTCCAGTGAATGTAGGAGAATCAAGCTCAGCCTTATCCGTGTTCAGGTTCGTGAAGTTGGTATTAATCACCGCCCTCGAATCTGCTGGGTAGTCAGATGCATTGATTGTAGTGATAGTAGCCATGTCTATTTGTTATTTTGCTGAGCTGGAACGACCCTTCGGATTTCATCTTCGTTGCGGATAGCGAAATACATTCGCATCTTCTCCTCCTCTCGTTGACGTTCAATGAATAGGTTCTGCGTGTTTGCGAGACCGAGCGTGAGTGCACCGTCATACGCCGCCGCAACCACGAACCCTCTGTGAAGTAGGGGTGCTACGCCTGGTTCCTTTGTTGTGTCCGTTGCTACAAAGTAGCTTCCGGCTCGTTGGAAGTAGAACTTCAGACCATTCGTGATGTTCGTTGATGGCTTGGGGTAGAGTCGAATGATGTTGTCCGCAATCTTGTCGTAGTAGATGGGTGTTCCTGACTGTGCTTCGTATTCATCCAAAGCAACAGGGATTTCACTCTCATCGAGCGTCTTTAGTTTATGCCATTCTCCTCCTCCGTCCTGAATATCGATGCGGAGAAGGGTGAGAATGGCGTTGCCCTGTTCGTCTACGAGGAATGAGTAGTCAGACTGATTCGCCACGACATTCGTGGTTCCAATCGGAAGTTTTGTATGATTTGAATCATCCCACTGGAAGTGTCTATCAGCACCAATGGCGTATCCGGTGACGGTATCGAGCCAACTGTTCACTGAGTTCACAATCTTCCACGTTGGGTAGTGGGTAGCATCGACACGCAGGAGTGAACGCACCTGCTCTACGATGCCGAGATTTCCAACTGTGTCTGAGAATACCATGTGATTCAGCGAGACTGGTGGGGAGAGGTGAGCGCTACCCCTACCCCCACCAGCCCCGCAATTAAGGGGGCTAGCTTTTAACTTGGGTCGGTGCAGGTCATCTTTGAAGCTGTGAGTGCGCCACTCTGAGTGATGAACCACTTAGAATTGCTTGCTCTAAACTCGACAAAGTCACCTACGTTTTCACCGTCAACAACGATATTAATTTGGTCCTCACCTTCACAGTCAACTACTGCGCCTGCAACGATGAGTGTGCCTTCAATGTTGTCGCCTTCGTATGATTCGATAATCCAGTCATTCGTGTCGATTGCTCCTGACACGATGAATCGATACACAAGTCCGTTCTTTGCAACCGGAAGCGTTGTGGTTGTTCCTGATGCTGAAACGAGGACTGTAGAACCTGATTCGAAATGGCTTAGCGCATACGACTGAGACTGTGCCGTTGGGGCAAGCGTGATGGTGTTCTCAAATCCCATTGTTGGGGTGAGATTAACACCCGGTGCGCCTGCAAGGTCTCCCTTCGACATCAACGTAAATCCAGCGATGACCGCAAGAGCGATGACTGCTGGCACTACTACTGATTTGATTGTCTCCATTCTTATTGAGCTAGCTGATAATGCTACTGAAACGAATCAGGAATCTTGTCGAACTGACCTGCCGCCTTCTTTGCGGCAAACTTCACAGGATTTTTGATTGCGTAGGCTTTCACGAGAGCATCCCACTTCGGTTGTCGTGGGTCTGCCTTTACTTCCTTTTCTTCTTTTTCTTTTGCCATGATAGATGTTGTGCTTTGCGAACTGGGTTGGAGGTCACAACGGGTGGAGTGCGACCCCCAGACCAGTCCGCAAAAGCGGACTAGTAATGGTTAAGCGAGTGTGATGTCTACAACGAGGTCTGTCTTGGTTGCCCAAAGCTTGTGACCTACGAGGCATGACACAACGATTTCCTTTCCAGTCTTGCCAGATACTCCCTTCTCCTCGTAGCGAATGCCGCGTGGTGAAGCGAATGTCGAAGCACCCTTTACACCGAAGACTCGGTGACCAGAGTTTGTCCATGTCTTTGTTCCTGAGACAGTTGAGGTGGTAGCGTCAACGAATGTGCCAGTGCGGACAACGTAGATTTCAACGCCCATGTAGTTGGTCATGAAACCATTGTTGAGAGCCGCGTCAGAGTATGAGAACCCTGATGCAACCTGTGCCTGTGCAAATCCAACAACGTCCGTGTTCTCGATAACGAGGTAGAGTCCATCTGCGAGACCTGACTGGTAGCCAGCAACCTTTGAAAGAAGGTTACTCATAATGACTGCTACGTTGGCCGCAGTGACGAATCCGCCTGCTGGAGTGGTATACGCTTGGTTACCTGACTCACAGAGGTCGTTCACGACAAACTTGTCGAGAGCCGCTGATACTGAGTAAGTGAGGTCGTTTGCGAAATCAGCCATGAGGTTGAAGTTCGAGGTAAGATTCTCGAAATCAAACACATGAGTTCCGAAGATAACCTCATCATCAACTGAGAGCGCATCCTCGTTGGTGGTCATCGCTGAAACCGAGTAGGTTCCTGCAACAGCCTGAACGACTGCAGTCTGGTTGGTGATGTATGGGTTCTGAATTCGCTTGAGTTCTGAACGGTCTACTCGACAGATTTTCTCTGCAACCAATGACTTGCGAAGTGCAACGTCAAGGTTCGCGCGCATATACTTGTCGCGGAGTGTGTATGTTCCTAGTGTGTTAGCCATTTTGTGGGTAATTGAGTATTAACCCACCCGTGTCTATTTCATTCTCCTGAGAAGCCGTGCTTCAATCATAGATTTCATTTCATCCATGCTCTCTGGGACTTCTCCCGTCTTTTCTGCTTTGCGCAGAACATCTTCAGCGGATGACTTTGCAATTCCACGAGGACTCTTGGTTTCAGTAGCTCGCGCTGTCCTTCGTTCCTCAGCCGCATCTTTGAGAATGTTTCTGAGAACGGGACTTTGGAGAGCTTCTGCAATCGTGAGTTTCTTGTATCGTGCAAACTCCTCCACCTCTGGTAAATCTTCGGATGTGATATTCGCATCCTTTATCGCGAGGATATCGCGAGCTGATAGACCGGAGGTTGGTTCTAAAGGTGCTTCTTCCTTCTTCTTCAATCTTTCGTAGAGCTGTCGGTTTTTCTTCTCTAGTTCATCAGCCTTGTCGGCCTTTGCTTTGAGTTCCGCAATCTCTGCGTCTAGGTCTCTGAGTTCCGCTTCTTCAGCTGGTTCGTCATAGACCTCTACTAGTTCCTCAGGTGTTTCAAGGACTTCCTGAACGTCCTCATTAGGTTCCATTTTAAGAGATGGTTACTCTGATAATTAAATGATACCACGCAGTCGCCAAATGCAAGAAATTATTTCGCTGAATCTTTCTTGCGTTGGAGTTCTAGCTCCTGCGCGGACTTCCCTGGTGTGTTCGCCGCAAGTTTCAGACGAACAATGCCGTTCTGTATGAACTTGATTGCCTCCTGTCTTGCGACCATGAGAATCTTCGCTTCGTCTGCTGGAATCGATGCCCACTCCCTGCCCTGAAGCCAGATGTCATTCTGTAATTCTTCGAGGGGGAGTTCGGTTATCCCAACTGACGGCAAGAGATATTTCCGCAACACCGTGAGGAGTCGTGGGTTATCTCTAAACGTGCTACGAACAAGAGCCAGTTCGTCTTCGGTGAAGAAGCTCTCTGGCTCATAGTTGAGTATGCTTTTTTCGCTCATTGATTATGTTTACGCTGGTAATTGCTCACCACCACCCGTTACTGATGGGACGGCACCCTGAGCCATGTTTGGCATGGTTTCAGCAGGTGCGGCGGAGAGTTGAAGTGGAGAGATTCTACCCGTTTCGGTCATAATCTGAGAGAACAGCATCTTGGCATTCGGGTCTTGGAGAATCATTGGGTTTTGTGCAATCGTCTGAAGGAGTGACGAGAGTGTCTGCAGGACAGCTTGCTTATCAACGTTCTCATTCGTGACTTCAACGGTTGCTTTCATTTCGAAGTCCTTGAGAATGTCCTTCCATGTTTGGTCTGGCACATCTGATGGTTTGAAGAACCTCTGCTTCCCGAGCGTGTTGTTGATTTGCTCACGAAGCATCTGAGAACCCTGTGCCATCATCGATGCCTGTTCGAGTGATGATGGGAACTCACCCCGGAGGACCATCTCCTTGAGTTCCTTGTTGGTCTCCTTAGTAACCTTGTTGTTGATGTAGATTGAATCGATACGCTCAATGTCATTGTCATCGAGAATCGCTACGATTTCGTCTGTGGTGTCCATCTTCGTCTTCAAGTGGGGGATGACGTATTCACGCATCATGTCCTCGATGTGGAGTCCCTTGTTCTCGGTCATGATTTCAAAGAGTGAGTTCGCCTGTTGACCGAGGTATGCACCGAGCGAATAAGGGGTGCCACTCGGCAAGGTGTCGCCCCTCATCGCGTCCGGTGTTGAAGTAAGAGTCTGTGAGAGTCGCTCCCATTCGCTACCGAAGTTCTGAAACGCCGCAACGTCTGCCTTTGAGTTGTTTATCTGAGTGAGTGGTTCATTCTGCTTGTGAATGAGAATATCTCCCGTTTCAATAGCTGAGAGAACGTTACGATTGACGTATGTTGAGTCTGAGGTTTGGAAAATGAGCTTCGATGCGAGGTCGAGCGTGTCCTTCATGTTCTTCATCGTGTGGTTCTTCATCCACTGTGCATCGAACAGGTATTCAACAGCACCAATTGATAGCGTCCTGCCATCCTCCTTGATGAGGTGCGTAATCATGTATGGGTCTTTCTTCTCCTTCCCTCGGAATAGCGTGAAGTCATCGTATTCACCGCCCTCGTTGAGGACAAATGACACAACGTGCATCTGCTGACGATACGTTTCCCATGATGCATCTGGTTCTTTGTCTGGGTCTTCAGCCAAAAGCGCAATCGGAAGCTCACCGTGCACCTCGTAGAGTTCAATGAATCGTGCTTGGTTGTCTATTTGGTTGCCATCGAGCGTCTTTCGGGTCGATTGAGCGTCACAGAGCTTCTTCACAACATCCTGGTCGTATTCGGGTGACTTCTGAAGCTGTGCAGGTGTCTTGTATATCTTCTCAATGCGTGGAAGTGCATCAAAGTCTATGGGGTCTACCACCATTCGGTTCCACGGCACGACTGAAGCAGTGAGTTCTCCATCACGTTCCACGAACTTCACGACAGCTGAGCCGTAGCGTGCAAGGGTTCTACCCCAATCGTTGAGGAATGTGCCGAATCGTGCCTCTTTCATCCAGTTCTGAAGGAGAATCGTTGAGATAAACGCGAGTGCGGTGTTCTTGATTGAGTCCGGGAGGATGCGGATGTTTTTCCTATCTAGGTCAGTGGCCCTATACCACACATTAGTCGCCGCACTTACGAGGTTGAAGAAGGGTTTTTCGCGACCCAGTGAGTCGGTTGAACCGGAAGTATGCTTCGAGTTGAGGTATGCATCAATCGTTTCGATGGTGTTGTGCATATCCCACTCAACGTATTCGCCCATCTGCACAGAGCCGTTGAGGTAGTTGTCCTCAGCTTCTCGGATTATGTCGCACAGGTTTTGTTTTTCCATATAATTCACCCGTGAGTGTTAGTTGTTAACATACGATAATTGTAACCTATGGTAGTTCATTCACCAATTTTGGTGTCCAGTCACAGGGGAAGTTCCACTTCTCAATGAGTGGAGCGATGGCTTTCGTTTTCAGTTTCTCAATCACGTTCTTCTGCGATTCACGAATCTTCTTCATGTCCCTGAGGTAGGGAAACTCCTCCTCCTTCGTTCTGAACCAATGCCCGTAGTAGGTTTTCTTCGTGGTCATACACTTCCCACCGTTGAGGAATGCTTTGATGCCGAGTTCCACACCCTGACCACCCCAGCTTCCGAGTTCCTCATCGCAGAGGTTCCAATCCCAATAGTTCTTTGTTGCTACGAGGAAGCACGACCCCTGGAGGCACATGGTTTCATTCACTTCTTCCTCGTTGTTCTCGCCGTGTTGCATGACGAGGTTTGTATCAAAATAGTAGAGCGAGTGGCGTGGACCCGTCTTCACTTGCCACCTCTCTACATCAAGCGGCAGAAGATACGGTGCGAGAATCCAATTATCCTGCATATCTTCGAGCATGATTTTATCCCAACCCTTGCCGAGTGAGCAGTGTGCATCGAGCTTCATGATGTATTCACCCTCTGCCTTACGAGCGAGTGCGTTCATCATGGCTCTCTGCCCGATATTCGCCACCGCATCATCGCCAATGATGATTTCAACGACACCTGATGCGTTTGCTTCGATGTCAGCAATCGTTTGATTGAGGTAGGGTTCGTTCTTTGTGGGAATTATGACCGTTATCATCGTGAGCTATTTTGTGATTGCCGGAACGTGTTTCGTTCAAACTGATTGATGATTTCGTTGTGCACCCGAGCACGTTCTTCGCTCTGGTATGGTGCAAGTTTGCTTCGTATCTCAAAATACATACGCATCACCAGTGTATCAGAGAGGTCTGGTGAGCGGCCAATGAGTGCTTTGATGTCCTCCTTCATTGTTGCCATGCGCTTTCCGTCTCCCGGTGATACGTCCTGGTATGCCGCAAGCTCCTCGATGATGTGTTCCTTGATGCGCACATCAGGTATCTTCACTGCAATCTTGTGCTCATTCACGAGTAGAGCGAGCGTGAACATGCATTGGCTTCTGAGGTTCTTGTATTCAGTGATGAGTGGTGCATCCTTCGTGTAGTGGACATTCGGGAGTCGCACCGGGTCGATGTCTGTTCGTATCGCTTGGTGTGATGATTTGAATGCGAGAATGCCATCAAGAAGTGAGCTACTGCCCACTGCGGCACCCACACCAATCGCGTCAACGGCTATCTGTGAGTAAGGAATGCGTTCCTGTGCGGCGTATTCCCTGATTTGGTTGATGATGCCCTCAGTGTTGAGTCGTTCAAATCGTTCCAATCGATACATTTCAAGTCCCTGCCAGAATGAGAACACCGTTTTGTCTGTGCCATCGTCAGCTACGTCAACGATGAGATACTTCTCGTTGGTCTTCGAGATGGTGTTTGAGAACATATCCACCAGAGCCGAGTATTTGAACAGTGACCCCAGGTTATCAACATACTCTGCGAGAATCTCCTGACGATACGTTGATGAATCCAGTTCTTCCTTCGCTTTGATGAGTTCGGTGACCGGGAGGTTGGGGTTATCGAGTGAGGTGAAGTGGAATGACTGCCAATCGTATTTGTTTTCCTCCTTCTCAGCTTCCTTCTCCAATCGTCTGAGGTTCGGGTTCTCTTTCTTCGGTGTGCCGATGAAGTCTGCTGAGCCGCCGGTGTCAATGAGCGCTGGTCGGAATATCTCCTGCCAACCAATGAAAAAGTCCTTCATCGTGTCCAACTCATCGAAGGTGATGTGGTGGGCGCTCTGTCCTCGGAAGTTCTCACGATTCTCCCAACCGGCAACCTTAATCACAGAAAACCCACCATCTTGGGTGGGAACTTTCATTTCCAATCGTTGTTCTGATGCTTCTCCTATGCCTGCAACACGTTTCTTCAGTGCTTCCCAGATAATGCTCCGGGCCTGGATTTGAGTTGGTGCGATGTAGAAGACAGTGCGGTCCTTACCCGTCACTGCCTTGTAGAGCATCGTTTCAACTTCAACCGTGGATTTCCCTGAGCGTCTGCCAGCACGGATGATTTTGAATCGAGCGTCTGAACTAGCTATGTCCTTTTGTTTTGGGTGCAGTTGCATAATGAGTTCTGTGCGAAGTATCAGTTTTGTCCACCTGTTGCATCCAAGTAACTGACATGGTCGTCATAAGGGTAGGTTTGCCCTATCACCCTGTGGTGGTTTTGAATCCGTAACGATTCTCACACCCACGACAGGATGATAGTAGGTTACGTCATAACATTCCTATCCATAACTCCGCGCAGAACTCACTATTGTTTGAAGGCACTATCAAATGAAATGGTGAGCGGCTGTCCACCAGATGTTACGTCCTGAGGAATCATCTTGGTGAAAGCCTTGCTCAACTGTTCAACCGCCCACATTTCTTTCTTCTCGTCTCCACTCTCCAAATGCTTCTTGATGACTCGGAAGAATGGTTCACTTAAGTCACTATATCGCTGAGCGATGTTGAGTTCTTCTGACCATGATTTCCTTCCTGGTAGAGCCATACATTATTATTGACTTTCCTTTTCTTTATTGCGTTGTTTATTCCACCGAGCAGTGATGGCTTTGCGTCCACGTTCCACTCGTTGCTTCTTCGTTAGTTTCTGTGCCGACCTCTTACCGAGTATCGACATCGCTGTTCTAAGTATATCGTTTTCTTTGCTCATCTCCAAATATCCTTAAACTGTTTCCTCATGTTGTAGAGGTGAATAATGTTTTGTTTCTCCTCCTCAGAGTTAATCCACTGTTGGTAGGTTCCAATCCATTCTAGTTCACCGTCCTTGTTTATTCCAGCGAGAGTGAGGTGTCTGCACTTCGCTAGCAGGTCATATGCTTTCATGTTTTTTGCTTGCCATGTTACCGTCCTCATAAAATATCTTCACCCACTTTCCGCATCCTTCGCACTTGTCTTTGTATGTAACCTCACGGAGGTATTTCATCTCCTCGTAGAGGTTGATGTCTTCGCCAGCATTGTCTGCAACAGGAAGCACTTCGTGTTGGCAATCGCATTCAGTTCCAATGATGTGCCAATCGACTCCTTGAGGAAACTTCTCTCCCTCCTGTCCTCGTTTGAGACCTGCGGCGTAACCTGCCTTCCACGCTTCTCTGGCTTCTTCTTTCATATTACAATTCTTTAATGTTTCTCCTGTGCTTTTTTAGCGTGTGATACTCAACCGTTCCTCTCTCTTTGTCGAGTATGGGGTGGTTCGCCTTCACCACGACAAATGATTTGGTTTCGCTGATGACTGTTCCGTAGTGCCAGTCACTCTGCCCGTAGGGGAGTTCGTGGTAGAACTGAACAATTCTTTCCGCGTTTTTCATATACCTGCTCGGATTACTCCACACTCCAAACAATCTTCTTCGCTTCCGTTGTTGTGTGCCTTGCCGCAGAGGTTGTCATCATCCTCATCTTCTAACTGCTGGCCTTCGAGTATTTGTTCCAACCTTCGTAGGTGTTTGGGAAAGTGGCGGAGCGAACTTGCAACCTCCATGTCTACTGACTCACACTCTCCGAACTGGTTAATGCTCTCGGGGATGATGTAGGTTGAGCCTGATTCATACACCGCACCATCCTCATCGACTATCTCGTATTTGAATCTGTATTCCATGTTAGTTGTATTTAAGTTCTCCTCTAAACGTCTTGTCTGGTTTGCATCCAATCTCAACTGCCTTTGCCTTCCAATACTTGTTGTGCCTGTGGTTCGGTGTGAGCGCGTGAGCGATTTCGTGTAGCATGACCTCGGTCACTGCTTCATCTGAGTTCAACTCAACGAAGTTCGGTTGCAGTGAGATGGTCTTCTTCTGGTGGTGGTATGAACCCAGTGCTCCCCATCGCTTCAATCGCTTCCTCCAACGAAATGTCACGCCAACGACTCCGTGCTTCTCCATGAGTTGGTGCATGAGCAGTTCTGCATCGTGTAAGGTCATAGTTAGTTGTTGATGCTGTTATCGTGTGCCCAATCTTCTTTGTCCCACTTGTTTGCGAGGTTGTGCCAGTACTCCGTCTGTTCCTCATCTCCCATTCGAGCGAACTCGTCCCGAATGATGTATGCCTCTTCAATGTCCCGTGTTCTGAGGGCGTGGTCTATCATGCCCTCCCACTCCCACTTCGCATCTCTTGGTGTGTAACTCATAGTTATTATGCTACTGTTCCAATAAGTTCCCTTGTGCCCTGTGTGAGATACTTCGCTTTCATGTATACCCGTGTCTCGACCTGAATGTTGAGCGTCTTCCAGTTGAGGACTGTGCGAACCTTCAGCGTCTTGCTACCGAATGTGCCGTCCTTCTTCACGATGAGCGCACTTATCTCAACTCGCTCCTGCTTGTATGCGTGTCCTTCTGGGTCACGCACTACATCGGTGACGCGGTAGGTGTCCCATGCATCGCTCTTGTATGAGCGTTGCACCTTCACTTCGTCTCCAACTACTCCGTTGTCAACGAGGTCGAAGATATTGTTCGACTCGGTGCGTCCGTAAGTTAATGTGTAATTCATAGTTATTTGCGAGGGTGGTTATCTCCCTCACACCTCTATCTTAGCATACTCACGGACAGAATGCAAGAGTTATCCACACCTCCCTAATACCGCAAAACCACGCCGTTATAGCGTGGTTGCTTCGATATATATTCGATGGGTTCAATCCATTAAGGAATGCCCATACCTATAATGACGTATGAGTTCCTCTTTTATTGCCCGCGAAGGGAATCGAACCCTTCTGATGTTCCCTGGTGTGGGGGTCGGCTATTATGCCTAGGAGTTCTCGTATTGTTTAAGTTTGAAAGTTGTACAGGGCGGAGAACACGTTATCCAGTGACGGGCACCACTAGAATCATACCATGAAAGACGGCTATCTTGTGAATAGCCGCCTCGTCTTAGGAAACCGGATTGTAGGCTTCCCATTTCTTCACGCAGAGTAATCTGCAAAAAAGATGTCCATGGCGATAGATGTACTCTGTGCCAAGGGTTCTGCCGCAGTGGTAGCATTTCATTGTGTTGGACTCCTATCAAAAGTGATGCGGTCAATGATTTTCTCATATTGCTCGGTGTTGCCACCGCGCTCCTCAATCCTTTCGAGGATGAACTCAACAAGTTGTAGTGCGAACTCTGCTTCAGTGGGAGGGATGTAAATCATGAGTCCCTTCCCGTTCTCGTAAAGGGTCTTCATGGTGTCCTCCTTGTTCTGCTATCAGTCTATCGAGGATTCGCTGTTTCTCCAAGATTTCCTGGTAGAACTTCCCATACTTATTGAAATGCTCCTGGTACTGCGAGATGATAGTTTTCTGGTCTTCGTACTGACGTTCAATGGTAGCCAATTCTTGCATGAGGTAAATGAGATACCATTTGTCTGACGGATTGACCGTGAAGCACCGCTCCATGTTCTTTATCTTTGTATGGAGTTCTGCCTTTATCTTCAACTCATGGGTAAGTGCTGCTGTTTTCTTTTCCAGCTTGTCTTCAAGTTTCAAAATGTACTGCTCTTGGTTCAAAGTTTCTTTCTAGCCTCTACACCCAACTTACTAATACGTTTCATGTGCTCAGGGGAGTTCATCTTCTTCCGGTTCGCGTAGAGAATCCTCCCTGCGTCCTTGACGCTGATGTTCTTGAGGTCAATCGTGTGCCCTTCGTTGTGGCATTCGCATCGTATCTGTATTTTCATAATGAAATGTTACCATTCGTATTGTCCTTGAGCAATTCGGTGTATCTGTTGATTTCCTGTTGATACCACTGTCGGTCTACCTTCATCATCTGGTGCCTCGATGCTTTCATCTTCTCCACAAGGTCATTCCCATACTCCGATTTGAGCCGTTCCTCAAAGTCGAGAGGCCTACCGTTTCCAAAAAGATTGCATCCTGCACATTGGCTTTTCACGTTCCTTGTATCCCACCGCGTGGCAAGGTATTGGCGTGAAACATAGTGACCGGCGTGCATTTCCTTCCAATGTTTTTTTTGACTGCAGGTGTAACACCTTACGTTTCCGTATTCATCTGCGCTTGACCGTCTTACATATTCAGAAAAAATCTTATCTAGATTTTTCTTTAGTTGTGCTTGCGTCTTAACTTTTGCCATATACTTCTTTCATTTTTTGAGCCGACATTTTGGTTGTGTCATGACATGGTCGGCAAAGCGTTCTCCCGTTTGTGACTGAAAATCTTAATTCTTCAAAATATGCCCAAGGTTTTATGTGGTCTGCCTCCAACCTTCCACCTCGTACTCCACAAAATTGGCATGTCCAGTTATCTCTTTCAAAAACTTTCTTGCGCCACTTATCTGCCTCCGGTGAGTACCGAGCAAGTCTGTCTAGTTGGTGTTTGGTGTAACCTAATTTTTTCCTTCGTTCCTCTGCCCTTTGTCTGGATAATTTTCTTCTACATAACAGTGAGCATGTTGAACGGCATCGTTGTTTTACCTGCGCCGGTTGTGTGTATACGGGTTTTTTACAAACATAGCACGGAAAATTAAATGCACTTCCTACCAAGCATTTCATGTGAAAAAAGGTTTTTTGTTTTGCCTGTGACGGACTTCTGTAAATTACAACACCGCAATACCGGCATGGCTTGTAAGCACCCTTTAGTGGTTCTCCCTTAAACGGTCTGCCCATACTAGTTTCGTTCCTTCAATCTCTTGTAAAAGAACCTTGCCTTGCATTTTGGAGAGCAGAACTTTCGCTTCCAAAACATCTTGCTCCACCCGAACCTAGTCTCACATTCCAGGCACCTTCTGTGAGCCTTAGAATGCCCCTGGTTCTTTGCGTGTGCTGTCATAAGGCTCATTATAGCATAGTCGTATATACCACTATCCTACCGTTTTAATCGAGCTTAGTTTTGATATGTGAAATAATCTTCTCCATTTGAATCCTCCTCCACGATTCAAAGTCCTCCATCGGTTTGTCCTTTGCCCACAGTTTGAAGAGGACGTTGTAGAGTCGCTGGGAGTGTGACTTGCCTTCAATGGGAGCGTCTTCGTGCGGCACATCGTCCTCGGTGAAGGCGTTTTCCTTAAAGAGTAACCATCCCTCTTTCATCCGGTACTGCCGAAGGGTGATAATCTCGTTGTCAGCGAGTTCCCTTGTGGCGAAGGTCAAGGTCGCTGAGCCATCTACCTTGTCCCTGTATGAAGTTAGGTTTGCCGGAAGTTGTATCAAGATACGTTTCATTTAATTCTTTAATAATCTTCTTTCTCTCATCTCTCTGCCCGTCTATGAATCCTCGTATATACTCGGCGGTGAGTTCCATATCCAGTGCTTTTTCTAGGTGTGGGGTCATACTTCTTGCTTATCGCTCTTGTCCTTGATAATGTCTATGGCTTGGTCGAGGGCTTGGTTGTAGAACTTTCTACCTGCGTGTTCGTATGTTGATTTAGAATCTCCTCTTAAAAAGAAATCTTTTTCAGCAACTTTTAATTTCTCAATCCTCTCTACAAGGTGAGCGGAGTGGGTGGTGAGGAGGTTGTTAATAATTTTGCTTATTTTCTCTATGTATTCAGGGTTGGCTTCAAACGATACTCCACCGTATGTCGCAAGTCCTATCTCGTTCGCAACTTCACGCCACTCATTTGCGGGGGTGTTCATATACTGCACATTACATCTGATAATTGATGGAAGGTCGTAGCCCAATTGAGGGCGGTTACGGCGACAGTTGCGGTGACGGTTATCATGTTAAGGTCTGAATGAATTACAAATGTCACAGGTAAAAGGTCGAGGGTCAAAGAAGTGCTTTCGGCAAATCTTTGTTGTTTTCTTTACTAGCTCAATTCCAAAAAACGAAAGGAACCAATTGATGACGGTTATCATAACGTTCCAAAGAGGTAGAGGATGAATCCGGTAAGGGCAAGGATGAGGACGACCTTCTCATACTGCGTAGCTCCCTTCACGTTCATCGCCACGATGATGACGGAGTGAACCCATGTGTATATCATGACCAACCCGAGGAGTGTTTCAAACATACTATTTCTTCTTAATTTTTATAGACCACTTAACGAATGCCGTGAAGTTGCGAACCTGTCCTCGTTTCCTGAGAAGTGCGTGTAAGTCCATATCACTCCACCCGAGGGTGTTAGCTGCAAGAGCAATCCTCTTTGCTAACTTCTTCGCATCCTCGCCACTCGTTGCTTCCACGATTTGTCGAATGAGGTCATCTCGATTGTTCCTCACCCGTAAGGAATCTGTATCAAATAGTTGGTTTGTAAACGACAACTTCTTCATCTCGTATATTCTACCATACGTTTGGTTATGCATACAAAATGTTTATCCACAGTCTTATCAGATGTATCTTTTCCTATTATTCGGGTAGGTACAGAGAGGCTAAAAGCCATTGGTTAGATGTCTTTATCCTCGACACGTTTGTTGTGGTTTTCTCTCCACCGTGTCTTTCCATCTGACTGTGCGTTCACGGTCACTCTCCTTTCGGATTTCAATTGTGCCGTGCGCCGTGTGTGTATCGCTCAATGGTCTAGGAAACGATACAGTGACCTCATTATTCGGTATAGGTCGAGGAATGCTGTCCTCGTCATCAGTCTATGAGTCCTATGATTTAAGTGGCATCCAGGGGTGGCTCATAGGTTCGCCCACCATGTCCCCCAGTGTGTACACGAAAAGACACGCCGTTAAGCGTGCCTCTTTTGAATACTGTCAACGCCAGCCAAGAGGTATGTGTATGGCATCCCGTTGGCTTGGCTAGCTGTGACAATATTCAGTTGTTGGTTTAATGCCATACACCACTAGAATACCATATCGTGTGATGACACCACATACGCCGTAACTGTGGATAACTGGGGATAACAAAAAATCCCCGTGACACACTGGATGTCTTTCAACTTCCAGCAGTCATGGGGATTTTTTAGTGAGGAGGTATTTCGCGCGTACCTGACCTCACCTAGATTGTATCATGTCGAGGTGTGGCTGTGAAGAACTTGCGTGATACAAACAATTGCTTGCCATCTCCAAAGTCCTTCTCAACCGAGTGTTCGATGAACTGTTCGAGGGGTACTGAGTAGACAACATCCTCGGTGGTTTCGAGAATCCGTATCTCCTCGGTCTTTTCTTTCTTCAGGTCTTCGACAACCTGGGAGTCTATCCCCCAGGCATCGAAGATTTTGAATAGGTGCCTATCCTTGACTACTTTCTTGCGGAACTTCCCGTCCTTTAATGTTCCGATGACGTACCCCTTCTTGTTGCGGTACTCTTTCATACTAGAAAGGAATTGATTCTGGGTCGAGGTCGCGGATAGCCTCATGTTCAGGGTCAAGGGCTACGCGCTGTGGGTTCTCACTCCTCGGAGCCTCAAATCGAACTTTGTATTCGTCTGATTCACGCATCTTATCTCCCAACCACTCAGGGAGCGCATCAATCTCCTCCTTCGTCATCTTTCGCACATCGAGTATCTTTGGTTCATTCACTGCTGCTGGCTCTTCCATGCCTTTGAGAAGCGGTGCAGTTGAGATGAGGTTTGCATACACCTTCCCTTCGTGGTTCATCCGGTGGGTGACGGTGACGAGCGATGCCATGCCTAGGAGTGTTTCAACATCGAATCCATACGCCTCATCGTCTGAGAGCGCCGTGCCGATTATCCCTTCAACGATTGGTCGGAGGTTTGACTTCGACCCCATCGAGAGCGTGAACTCCCGTGAGATGGACATCGGCTTCGTTACCTTTTCCTCACTTCCGTCTTCCTTTCGGAACGTGAACTCATGCATCTCGTTAGGAAGCTCCCATGAGATGTTGATGAGGGTGTCGGGGTATTCCTTTCGCACTCCCTTGTATTCTTGGAACCGTGTCCCGAGGTTCATAATCTTCCACACGCGCCCAACGTGTGTGCCCTGTGGAACGAGAACTCGTTCCTTGGTGGGCTTCTGCGATTGTATCGCCATATTGTTGTGCTTATATATTAAACTGCTGGTAAGCAGTATTGGTGGGGCGATATTCACCCCACCGAACTACTCATCAACGTCAATTCCATGCTCAATCTTCTTCACCACCCGTTTGAGCCATGCAACCACATCCCTCTGCAGGACACCGAGTTCGCTGTATTCCTCATCCTTCACCTCTCCGTGTGTGAGATACCGAATCCCGACACGGTAGAGCGCCTTGTCATACAGTTCGGGGTTCCTCTCCCTTGTTTCGTCCTCGTTCAGGTTGTTCGCTTTGAGCATGGATTTCAATGATTGTGTCCATTAAGTTCCTGACCTTTTCTTGGTCGCCGGACTTGAGTGCTTGGTCAAGACGAACCTGAACCTCATACTCAATGTTGACGAACTCCTTTGGGAACGTTGTCATATAATGCCTCCATTATACCATACGTTGGGTTAGCGTTGAAGTGCCACCTGACGACTGCACACCCACGCTTGTTTTCCATCCGTGTCGAATAGCGCCCGGGCGAATCCGAGGTTGCCGTAGACACTGTCTAGGTCATACCCCATACGCTCCGCACTCTCCTCATGGTAGTCTCTGTTAATCTGCGCTACACCCGTGTCCCGTGGGGTCACGCGTCCCTGAAGGACGGTGCCATCCGTTTTGTAGTGAACAAAACCTGATTCACATTCGATGATAGCCACCATTTCTGGCGAATCCCAGAACACTGCCTCGACTAGGGCTTTGAGGTGGTGGCTGTCGTAAAAGACGCGAGTTCTTTTTGGTCAGCCTTCACCTGTGCATCCAGTCGTTCAATCTCTGCTTTAGTGACATCAATTCGTGCCTGAAGGCTCTGCATCTTGCGATACTTACCCTCCAGCTCCTCCTCACGCTGTTTAATTTGTTCATCGATAGGATTGACCTCCTTAATGACTTCGTTGGTAATCGTCTTGATTGGGTTCTCATATACAACTGGCTTTGCGAGATAGCCGTAAGCGATGCCTCCAAGAATCACTCCAGCAACCACTACTCCTGCGAGAATATACTTTCTCATGATTGTTGTTCTTATCTTGTAATCGCACCATTCGATTGGTGCTACATATACCCTACCACACCAAATTGGTCGAAATCTTGGTTATCCACACAGCAAAAAACCGCGGAGTAGTGCGGTTTTCTGCCAACTATGAAGAAGTGTGCTCTTTCACTTCCCCGTTAGTATACCAAATTATTCCTTGAAAATAAAGTTCTTCACGTTTGGTCGGGCATACTGATTCCACGCCATGAGGGCGATTGATGCAATCTGACCAACAACGCTGAGCGTGGTGATGAGGTCGCTCTCTGATACATCCCCCCCGAGGAGTGAGATGACCATCACGATTAGTGCAACGCCATTTTTAGAAACTACCATAGAAAATTAAGAACCATTAAACTAATAACTCCAACAATGATGAGTGTGTCACGCACGGTCAAACATTAAAATTGGCATACCCTGAGCGACCCCGTAGCGTGACTGCCAGAGAGGGAGCGTGTAGTTTTGGGTGAACTTTCCCCGGAGCAGACCAAACGAGTTGTTGGACATGATGAGTCCCTGCTCATCGAATATCCCCGTATGCCCGACTCCCCTCCCACTTCCAGTTGGAGAGATGATGATTGTTTCAGCCTTCGGTTCCGTGACTTTCTTGAAGCCATTTTTAGGATTGTTTAAATACTCATAAAGTGTCCACGTTCCGGTGATGATGGGGACTTCAGGGTAGACCTGCCTGAGGAGTGTCGTGACGGTTTCTGCACACGCCACCTCGTCATCAGCCACATCTTTCGGAGATGCATCGTTGCCGAGGTTTGCCTTGCACACATCGAGTAGGGTTTTCTTTTGAGAAAGCATTTTAACTATCTTCTCTAGTATACCAATGTGACGGCGCATAGCGCTATAGGTCTTCCTGTGAATCCAAAAACGCTTCGCTCGTCTGATGTTGTGGTCCTTTGAGAGCTTCTTCTTGGTGTGGTCGTATGAGTCGAACACCCAAGGATAGCCCTCATCGTCTATCTTGTAGAGCATACACCAGTGGTTGTTCACGTTGCCGTATGACACAAACACTCCATCAACCATGTTCCATGCAGACACCGACACGCCTATTGGTGACGTTTTGAGTGATTCTTTCAATACCTCGATGTAGTTTGCTGGTCGTGATGACCACAGCCACTCGTGCTTGAAGTCGTGGTTCTCGAGCCACTTCGTTCCCTTCTTGTATTCCTTTTCGGTGAGGTCTGCGGTTGAGAGATACTCCTGGAGCGTTCTCGTCATAGGCATATCGCGTTCATCAATGACACCAAACTTTCGCACCGTCTCGCACGTTCTGTGGGGGTCTGCACCTCGTTTGGGGTCAATAGGGACATTCAAATAGGTGAATCGTTCCGAGTAGTTGGGTTCGTGCCCGTAGACTCTTTTCATAAAAGTCTCGACAGCATTGAGCGTTCCCCATACAGTGCACCCGGAGGTCTCGTCTCCAACCTTGGTAGTCTGGTTCTCATACTGTGGAAGCCATTTCTCCCAATTTCCATCTTCGACATACGGAATGATGGGCATTTGATACTGCCCAAAGACGTAGTCGGTGATACTTCGCAATTCCTCTACGAGTCCAAAGTCTTTCATACAAACGCTTTAAGTATATGAAGCAGAGCATCCCTGCTTTCCTTTATCCAAACAAATGAACCTGCAAGCGAAACAATAATGAGTGCCTTGAGCACCCACTGTTTGAGGTAAGACTCTTTTTGGAGAATGAGCTTTTCAAGATTGCTGTCACGCTCATCCATTTCTTTTTCAAGTTGTGCAGTGATAATCTCTAGTTTGTGAACACGCCCGTTGGTTTCCTTAACATGGTCGAGTATACCAGCAAGTTTTGTGTCGATGCTGTTGAGCATCAGTTCTATCTCTCGATTTGTGAACGGTTTTTCGGTCATACCTACTTAATGATAACGCTCCCGTTGTTAATTCTTAAACTTCCACTGTTGACAGTCATTGAAGCAGTAACAACGGGCACCTCTGGCGGTTCTCCTAATCCATTCATAACAAAATACCAATCTTTGATTGTGTTACACGGCCCCCAAGCACCAGCAGGTCTGCCTGGCCACGCACAATACCCAACCGAAGTCGCATATTGCCCTGGAGTTGGTGTATCAACTCCATAAGCATTAGTCGCGTTTCCATACACTGTTATACTTCCACTTACGATTTCAATACCAATTCGTTGCCAGCACTGGTTGTTGAGTTCCATGTCAGGAATATCAAAGGTTACAAGGGTCGGCTCTGCATAATCCACAGCAGTGTTGTTGGTTTGAAATATGTTAAAATCATCGCACCGATAAACATACGGCTTAACCACAGCAGTTCCTGAAATGGCCACGGTGATACCTGTAACTGTCCCCGTAAATAGGGTTCCGTCAGAGAATTGAGTTGTTTCGTTTCCTCCGTGTGGGAGTGTATCAGCATAGCCCGTTTGATAGTCACCGAGAACATTGTTGGTTGTTAAATATCCAACAACACCGAGAATGATAATGACTACTAAGTAAAATACTTTTTTCATATTAATCAAACCAAAGGAATGTTGGTCTGGCAGGTGATGAACCCCCACCGCCACCTGATAAAGTTAATCCAAGCGTTCCACTAGTCGTGAACGTGTGAATCCAGTAGGTTGCGTCAGACGTAATCGTTCCTCCTGTTGAGGTAGAGATATTGTCTGAACCATCTTTCTTGTAGGCGATGATAACCACGCCATCAGCACCAGCACCAGAGTTAATACCTGCCGCACCACTGTTTGTCCCCCCTCCCCCACCACCGCCACCCCCCGGGTTAGCTGGGGCAGTAGTTCCAGCCGCA